CAGCCCTTTGAAGCGAAGGGTCTGCTGTTCAACAAGGACGAGCTGAACTACTTCTTTGAGCTGCCGAAAGACCGTGACCCGGACACCATCATCGCTGTTGGCGATACGGCGGAAAGCGGCTCTGACTCGACCTCTATGCCGGTGGCGATGATATACGGCAATGCTGTGTATATCGTTGATGTGGTCTTCGATGACTCCCCCGCTGAGGTGACGAAGCCGGAATGTGCCAAGTGCCTGATTGAGAACAAGGTTGCTTCCGCCGTCTTTGAGTCCAACAATGCCGGTCAATACTATGCCAGAGATGTTGACCAGATCATTCGTGAGCGTGGGTACTCTGTTGGTATCCGCACGAAGCGCACGATCTCCAACAAGCAGACCCGTATCGAGTTCGCTTCCGACAACATCAAGAAGAACTTCTACTTCAAGCACCCCTCCACCTACAAGCGGGGCAGTCAGTATTGGAACTTCATGAAGGAAGTGACCACCTACACCCGCTCCGGCAAGGTTCCACACGATGACGCTCCTGACTCCCTCTCCCTATTGGAGAACGAAATCCGTATGCTGTCCGGGGGCAAGGTTGAAGTTTTCAAACGGCCTATTTGAGTTCTTTACTTTCGCTGTGGCGAATGGTATGATAAAAGGTTAGTATTGACAACCATTGGAGAGTTTGATACAATGATAAGAGAGAAAATAGGTAGAGGGGAGGTATTCTGTCTTGGGCTGTTTCGGTCGTAAGAAAATCTTTACCGATGTGACGGAGATTACACGGGACAATGTTCTGAACGTGCTGAGAAAGGCACTTATCACACATTGGTCGAACAAAGCGGATATGGAATATCTCTATGCCTACTACAAAGGCAGGCAACCGATTTTGAACCGTAAAAAGGAAGTCCGCCCTGAGATTCAAAACAATGTGGTCGAGAACCGTGCCAATGAGATCGTGTCCTTCAAGGTCGGCTATCTGATGGGGGAACCCATTCAGTATGTCAGCCGAAGCGATGATAAGATGGTTGCCGACAAGATCACCACTCTGAACGGCTACTGTCTTTCCGAGGATAAGGCCGCAAAGGATAAGGAACTGGCAGATTGGTTTCACATCTGCGGCACAGCATACCGCATGGTGCTTCCCGACAGCGTGTTTGAGAAGGAAAGCGATGAAGCTCCCTTCGAGATTTACACCCTCGACCCTCGGTTTGCTTTCGTGGTGTATGCCAATTCCATCGGTGAACCGCCCGTAATGGGTGTGAAGTATATTCAGCGGTCGGACGGTGTAGTGGTTTACAGCATTTATACGAAAGACCGCTATTTCGAGGTTGAAAACCAGAGTATGATCGTCCGGGAAGAAGCCCAGTCGCTCGGTATTCCCATTATCGAATACCCGGCGAACAACGCTCGGTTGGGAGCTTTTGAGATCGTCCTTCCCCTGTTGGACGCTATCAATACGGTGGACAGCAACCGTCTTGACGGTGTAGAACAGTTTGTTCAGGCGCTCATGCTGTTTCACAATGTTGACATTTCCGGTGATGATTTCTCCAAGCTGCGGGACGAGGGTGCGATTAAGTACAAGGACATTGACCCGCAGTATAAAGCGGAAATCAAGTATCTGACCTCCGAACTGAACCAGAGCCAGACACAAACACTGGTCGATCACCTCTATAACACGGTGCTGACGATCTGCGGTATGCCAAACCGCAACGGTGGTTCTTCCACCAGCGATACCGGCTCTGCGGTCATCATGCGTGATGGTTGGTCGGCAGCGGAAGCCAGAGCGAAGGACTCCGAGTTGATGTTCAAGCTCTCCGAAAAAGAGTTCTTGAAGCTGGTTCTGCATATCTGTTCCGATCTGAGTGATCTGGAATTGAAGCTGTCGAACGTGGAGGTTCGCTTTACTCGCCGCAATTATGAAAATATTGCTCAGAAAGCGACCGTATTGACCACTATGCTCAGTAACCCCAAGATTGCCCCCGTTCTGGCCTTTACCCATTGCGGTATGTTCTCCGACCCGCAGCTTGCCTACCGTATGAGCATGGATTACGCAGAGGAACAGGAGAAAAAGGCCGCTGAACTCGCAAGCAAGCAGAAGGAGGTTAATCCTGATGGAAAAGGAAATCCGCCTGACCCCGGAAGTGGTCAGGAAGATTGAGGAAATCTTGACTACGGGAAAGACCGTTGAGATCGCCGAGCGGCATGAGAAGGTGGTTGTTTGGGCGGTCAGCAGCAAAAAGAAATATGAACAGCCTATCGCATAGGCGGTAGGGACAGCCATTACGGGCTACTGATACCGAAAAAGGTATTGGTAGCCCTTTTTCTTTTGGTTTAATCGCCGTAAGGCGTTGAATAGGCAGAGAAGCCTTAAATCACAAAACGGAGAGAACCGTAAACACAAAGGTATAGTGCGGAGATGCACTCTAAAAAGCGCAGAAAGGAACGATTGTATGGCAAAGATTGATGTTTCCACCATTGAGGGCTTTGCGGATATGACCGCAGAGCAGAAAGCGGAAGCCCTCGCAAACTACGAGTTTCCCGACCCTGATTATACCGGCTATGTGAAGAAAGATGTTTTTGACAAGACTGCTTCCGAGCTTGCGTCTTGGAAAAAGAAACACAATGAGCTGCTTTCTGAGGAAGAACGCAAGAAGCTGGAAAATGAGCAGATGTTCGAGGAAATGAAAAACAAGCTGGCGGGGTTGGAAAAGGAGAAGACCGTTTCCAGTTACAAGGCGAGTTTCGCCGCACAGGGTTATCCTGAGCCGCTGGCGACCGAAGCCGCTACCGCTATGGCGAACGGTGAGATGGATAAGGTCTTTGCCGCACAGAAGACGTTTCTGGAACAGTATGAAAAAGATGTAAAAGCCAAGGTTCTGAAAGAAACCCCCAAGCCCCCTGCCGGTGGCAAGGGCGGCGAGATGACCAAGGCTGATTTTCTGAAACTCGACACCAAAGCCCAGTTGGAGTTCATCAAGGAACATTCTGACTGGCAGACAATTTTGAAGTAATTATGGAGGTAAAACATTATGGCTACCTATCTCGGTTTTCCGTTTGACCCTGAGCTGTTTAACTACAACTGGGCAAATGCGAAAGACCCCACCCTGACCGCTATGTTTGAGAGCGGCGCTGTCGCTCCGAACGCAGAGCTGGCGAAGCTGATCGCTAACGGCTCTGACTTCTACACCCTGCCCTTCTACAAGGTCATCGGCGGCACTCCTGAGAACTACGATGGCGCAACCGACATTACCCTGACCGACCCCGCTGGCGGCGCTCAGAACGGTATCGTATTCGGTCGTGCCCATGGTTGGAAGGAGAAGGATTTCATCGTTGATTACAACAGCGGTGCCGACCCCATGCAGCAGATCGTGTCTCAGGTGTCTAAGTATTGGCAGAAGCAGCGCCAGTCTATCATGCTGAAAATCCTCAATGCGGTCTTCGGCGTGACTGGCAGCGGTGAGTTTGCTGATTGGGCGAACCACACCACCGACCTGTCTTCCGCTTCTACCACCGTTGCGGACGCTAACAAGATGGGCGCTACCACCATCGGTGACGCTATCCAGAAGGCCGTGGGCGACAATCAGGACGCTTTCCAGCTTGTGTTTATGCACAGCAAGGTCGCCACGAATATGGCTGGCCTGAAACTGCTGGAATTTCTCAAGTATACGGACGCAAACGGCGTGGAGCGCCCCCTGCGTATCGGCACGGTGAACGGCATGACCGTAGTCGTGGACGATGGCTGCCCCACCACCGCAGCGGATACTTCCAAGGCAGCGACCTATACCACCTATGTTCTCGGCCTGGGCGCTATCCAGTACGCTCCCGCCCCTGTGAAGGTTCCTTCCGAGCTGACCCGTGATGCTCTCAAGGGCGGCGGCTATGACGCTCTGGTAACTCGTATCCGTGAAACCATGCACCCCAACGGTTTCAGCTTCACCAAGCCCACCAGCGGCTACACCGCTTCCCCCACGGACGCTCAGCTTGCGGCGACCGCCAACTGGTCTATCGTGGCTGACCCCAAGACCATTGCTCTGGCGAAGATCATCACCAACGGCTAAGGAGGTTCACCATGTTCTATGTTTCTGACGGAAAAGTGTATGTGAGGGAGGGAGATCACTTCCGTAATGTAGGCTTTACCGCAAAGGACAAGGTGATTACTCGGCGTGAACTGGAAAGTACCTCTGTGGTGATGGGTACGGTGGTTGTTGATACCCTCGACAACCCCGTAGCCCTCACCCGTGAGGAAATCATTACCAAGTTCAATTTGTCCGAGGAAAATCCCATCCCCGTTATCAAGAAGTCCCGCAAGAAGTCCGAGGAACCCGCTGAATGACAGGAGGTGGAAAGCATGACGGACGCTGAGAAGTTGAAAATGGTGAAAGCCATGACCGGCGAGACAGACGAGGACACGCTTTCCACCTACCTTTCTATCGCCGGAAACAAGGTGTGCCGCAAGGCATACCCCTTTGACCCCACCGTGACCGCTGTTCCTGACCAGTACGCTCACATTCAGGTGGAGATCGCCGTATATCTGCTGAACAAGCGGGGAGCCGAAGGGCAGACCGCTCACAGCGAGAACGGTATCTCCCGCTCCTATGAAGACGGCGATGTGCCGCCTACGCTGCTGAGGGACATTGTTCCCTTTGCCGCTGTGATGGGAGGTTGAGTGCATGAGGACGCTGAACCGCAACAAATCGCCCTTCTGGTATCTGCTGTATGACAGCAAGGTTCCCGCCAAGGACGAGTACGGCAACGAAACCGGCGAGGAACTGGTGGTTTACAAGCCTGCCGTGGCGATGAACGCCAATATCTCGGCGGCGACCGGCTCCGCTCAGGTGGAACAGTTCGGTAATTTCGCAGGGTACGACAAGGTGATCGTCACTGATGACCTGAGCTGCCCCATTGACGAGAATACCGTGCTGTTCATCGACAAGGAGCCGCAGTATGACGAAGACGGGAAACCGCTCTACGATTACATGGTCAAGCGGGTCGCCAAATCCCTTAATTCCATTTCCTATGCGGTCAGTAAGGTGACGGTATCGTGAGTCAGACGATCAATGTTCCACTCTCCGGGAGAGGGATTGAGCAGCTGATACGGGAAGCTGAAAATCGTAAAACTTGGCTTCGAGATCGTACAACGGTTTTTCTTGAACGCTTAGTTGCGATGGGGGTTGGAATTGCTTCTGCGTGTTTCGATGACGCAGCCTATGATGGCACAAATGATGTTGTTGTATCTGCGGAATATCGAGGTGAAAATGCAAGGGCGATTGTGGCAGTCGGCAAAGCGGTTTTATTTATCGAGTTCGGCACAGGCGTGACCTATCCCGATAACCACCCGGAAGCCAGAGATCACAATATGAAGCGTGGCGAGTACGGTCAAGGTCACGGCAAGCAACAGTCTTGGGGCTATTACGGCGAACCCGGCACGAACGGAGTGCTGAAAGAAAAGAAGAACGGCGGGTTCGTGGTCATCACTCACGGCAATCCCGCCAATATGCCGATGTACGAAACAAAGAAGGAATTGCAGTTCCAGCTTACCCGAATTGCGAAGGAGGTGTTTTCATGATTGATGTGGAGAGTCAAATCTACACGCCGATTGCGGAAGCCCTGAGAGCGCAGTTTCCCGGTATCTTGGTCAGCGGCGAGTATGTCAACGCTCCTACTCGTTTTCCCTATGTGAGTTTGGTGGAACAGGATAACTACACCACGGAAGCTCACATGGACAGCGGCGATACGGAGAGGTTCGCCACGCTGATGTACGAGGTGAATGTCTACTCCGATAAGGCAGGCGGTAAGAAATCCGTTTGCCGAAAAATCATGAGGTTTATGGACGATCTCATGTACGCCAAGAATTTCCGGCGTATTTCTCTGTCCCCGGTTCCCAATTTGGAGAACGCAACAATCTACCGTCTGGTTGCCCGATACAAGGCTGAAACGGACGGAACCACTCTTTATAGGAGGTAAATGAAATGGCTATTTCCACCTACAAGGTTTTTCTGATGAAGAAAGCCGACACTGGCGAACAGTGGAGCAAGCTGATCGACATTAAGGAGTTTCCTGACCTCGGCGGCGAACCCGAAATGCTGGAAACCACCACCCTGAGCGACAATATGCAGACCTACATCGCCGGTATCCAGTCCCTCGATGGTCTGTCCTTCACCGCCAACTACACGCTGGCTGATTTCCAGACCCTCAAGGCTTTGGAAGGCAAGAAGGTCAGCTATGCGGTCTGGTTTGGCGGCACCGAGAGCGATGGCACTGTTACTCCCGATGGCTCTAACGGCAAGTTCAGCTTTGACGGTGAGCTGTCCGTGTATCCTGTTGGCGGCGGCGTGAACGAAGTGGTGAACATGAACATCACCATCGCTCCTTCCACCCCCATCGCTTTCTCCGCAACCTAAGACACCAACAATCGCCGTATTGATAAGGAGGATTTATCATGGCAAAGCAGTTGACAATCAATGACCCTACTACCGGCGTGACCTACACGCTGGAATACACCCGCAAGACCGTTGAAGCGATGGAGAAGAACGGCTTTGTTGCCGCCGATGTGGAGCGCAAGCCTATGACCCTGCTTCCGGCTCTATTTGCTGGTGCGTTCCTCGCCCATCATCGGTTCGTAAAGCGTGATGTGATCGACAGCATTTACGCTCGTATGAACCACAAGGACGAGCTGATTGCCGCTCTGGTAGAGATGTATAACGACCCCCTGCTGAGTCTGCTGGACGAGCCTGAGCAGGAGGGCAACGAGGGAAACCTGAGCTGGAAGACCGGCTGGTAAGCGACCGATCTTCCAGAAGTGAGGGGGGCGGCGGCGACCATCGCCCCGCTCCCCTTCTCGCTTACACGCCAAAATTTTATGAGGTTTTCCCGTACTATCTTTCCATCGGCATGACTTATGAGCAGTTTTGGGAACAGGATTGCGAATTGGTGAAGTATTACCGAAAGGCGGCACAGATCAGGCAAGACCTGAGAAATCAAGACGCTTGGCTCCAAGGAGCTTATTTTTACGAAGCTCTTATTGACGCTGCCCCGGTTCTTCGTGCTTTCGCCAAGAAGGGAACCAAGCCCACGCCGTATCGGGAAAGCCCCTATGAGCTGTTCAGTCGGCAGGATAAGAAGCAGCAGAAGCAGCTTCAAGAAAAACACGATGACCAAGCCAAGGCATACATGGAAGCCTTTATGGTATCGGTCAATAAGAAATTTCAAGAGAAAGGTGGTGGCGTAAGTGGCTGACAATGTGGAAATTCAGGGGTTGGAGTTTCAGATCGTCAATGACAGTACGCAGGCGGTCACAGGACTTCAAAACCTGATTAACACGCTCAATCGTTTGAAAACCGCTACCAACGGCGGCGCAACGGGTCTGAGCAAGACCGCTCAGGGTATTCGGGAGCTTTCCAATTCTCTGAAAGGCTTGAACAGCGGTGACGCTTCGCAGAAGATCACCCGGCTTACCAATGCGCTGACCGCTCTGAGTCAGGTTGGGAATGTGAAGATTTCTTCCTCCATCGCCAACCAGCTCACGGCAATCAACACCGCTCTCGCTGGCCTGAAATGGACGGACGGCGACAAGCTGACTTCCCTTGCCAACGGCTTACGCCCTCTCTCCGAGTTGGGTAAGGCAAATATGACCACCTTTATCAATCAGCTCTCCAAGCTGCCGAAGGTGATCGAGGATTTGGAAGCGGCGGACATTGACAAGTTCACACAGCAGATGACCGCTCTTGCCGCCGCCATGAAGCCTTTTGCCGATGAAATGCAGAAGGTGTCCAACGGTTTCTCGGCGTTTCCGTCCAAAATCCAAAAGCTGATTACCAGCACGGAGAAATACAACGCTTCTGCCCGTAAAGCAACCTCCACGACCGGGAAGTTCACGACCGGATTGAAAGCGTTGAATGTCGCCGCTGTTGCAATCACTTTCCGCAAAATCGGTCATTTCATCGCACAGGCGGTCACGGAGTCCAACAAGTACCAAGAAGACTTGAACCTGTTCACAGTTGCCTTGGGGCAGTATGCCGCCGAAGCTCAAAACTACGCTGAAAAGGTATCCGATGTTATGGGTATCGACCCGGCACAGTGGCTCCGCAATCAGGGCGTTTTCAACACGCTGCTGACCGGCTTCGGTGACACAGCAGAACGAGCGCAGCTCATGAGCCAAAACCTGACACAGCTCGGCTACGATATTTCTTCCTTCTTCAATATTTCCATTGAAGACGCTATGCAGAAGTTACAGTCCGGTATTTCCGGTGAGTTGGAACCTCTGCGGCGCTTGGGCTATGATTTGTCGCAGGCACGGTTGGAGCAGACTGCTTTGAACCTTGGTATCAAGGAAAGCGTTGCCAACATGACGCAGGCAGAAAAGGCCGAGCTGAGATACTACGCCATTATGACTCAGGTGACAACCGCTCAGGGTGATATGGCGAGAACGCTGGAAGCTCCTGCAAACCAGCTTCGTATCTTGCAGGCACAGCTTACACAGGCCGCACGAGCGATCGGTAACATCTTCATTCCCGCACTGAACGCAATTCTTCCCTATGCAATCGCTGTTGTTCAGGTCATTCGAGAAATCGCCAATGCCCTTGCCAACCTTGCGGGTTTCAAGTTGACGGAGGTGGACTATTCAGGAGTGAATAGCGCTGCTGTCGGAGCTGGGTCTTTAGCTGATAATCTCGATGACGCTGCCGGTGCTGCCAAGAAGCTGAAACAGTACACCGCAGGCTTTGACGAGCTGAATGTCTTTGCTCCTAACACGGGAAGCGGTTCCGGGGCGGGTGCTGGTGGCGCAGGCGGATTTGATTTCGATTTGCCCACCTACGATTTCCTTGGTGATGCTGTGCAGACCCGCATTGGTGAAATCAAGAAGATGATTGAGGACACTCTCGCAGAGATCACTACGATTGTTTCCGGCTTTATGCTGGCGGTAGGTGCAATTCTGGTCGTAACCGGTGTAAATATTCCGCTGGGTGTCGGCTTGATGGCGGCGGGTGCGGTTGGCCTTGCGGCTACCGTTGGACTGAATTGGACTGCTATGAGTAGCGAACTGGCAAGTACGCTGGCTCTCATTACGGGTGTTGTCGGCGGCTTCCTGCTGGCTCTTGGCGCAATTATGGCGTTCTCCGGGGCGAACCTTCCTCTTGGTATCGCTTTGATTGCCTTGGGCGGGGCAAGCCTTGTATCTGCCGCTGTTATCAACTGGCATAACAGCGACCGGCACCTCACTGACGCTTTGACCACCTTAACGGGAGTTCTGGCGGGTGCTTCTCTGGCGGTAGGCGCTATGTTGGCCTTTACCGGGGTTGCAACCGGGCTGGGTATTGCGCTGATGGCTGTTGGTGCTGTCACGCTTGTATCTGCCGCAGCTCTAAACTGGAACAGTATCCCGGACGCTCTGGCTTCTCCCTTGTCCAGAGTAGGATTGCTGGTCAGCGGAGCAACCTTGGCTCTCGGCGCTATCCTCGCTTTCTCCGGGTGTATGCCCCTCGGTATTGCGCTGATGGCGATTGGTGCTACTTCTCTGGTTTCCGTAATGGCTCTCAACTGGAATGGCCTGAGTGATGAAATCCAGAATGTGATTGCCATTATTACCACGGTCGTATCTGTGGCGTTCCTCGCTATTGGTGCGGCACTGGCGTTCTCCGGGGCGAATATCCCGTTGGGTCTGGCTCTGCTGGCGGCGGGTGCGGTCACAATGGGTACGGCTATCATGCCGAACTGGAATGACCTCTCCGACAATGTTCAGCAGAAGATCAGCATGATTACCACCGTTGTCGGCGGCGCTCTCTTGGCGGTCGGCGCTATCCTTGCTCTGAGCGGAGTCGCCCTTCCTCTTGGCCTTGGCCTGATGGCGGCTGGCGCATTGAGCCTTGGCGCTGTTGCTACCCTGAATTGGGATTTTGTGGTTAATTCCATTAAGAAAGTCGTATCGGTCATCACGGGTATTCTCAGCGGCGCATTGATCGTTCTCGGTGTCCTGCTGTGCCTGAGCGGTGCGGGTGTTGGTCTTGGCCTTGCGGTACTGGCGGCGGGTCTGTCCCTGTCGTATGCGGCATGGACGCTGGACGATAACCCCATTACTCGCTTTGTACGACAGATGGCGAACTCCATCATTGGACTTGTGAACGGTGTCATTGACGCAATCAATGATATGTTCCACATCCAGTTCAATGGTCTGTCTGTCATGGGTATCACGCTTATTCCGGCGTTTGATATTCGATTGGTGGATATTCCGCATATTCCGTTCTTTGAAGACGGCGGTTTCCCGAATGAAGGACAGCTCTTTATCGCCCGTGAAGCGGGTGCGGAAATGGTCGGTGCGATGGGGCGCAGGACGGCGGTTGCCAACAATGACCAGATCGTTGAGGGTATCTCCGCAGGCGTGTCCGTTGCCAACGATGGCGTGATCGCTGCCATTTACGCTCTGCTGAATGTCGTTGAGGAAAAGGACTTCTCCGTGAATATTGGTGACAATCAGATCGGTGAGTCTTATGACCGTTATAACCGAACCAGAGGTGTTCGTGTGAATACCGGCGCTTTCAGTAATGCCTACTAAGGAGGGCTGAGGAAATGCAAAGTTTCATTACAATCAATGGCACAAAGTTTCCTCAGCCCCGCAGGGGCTTAGAGCTGCTGTCTGCCACTATCGTAGACTCTGCCAGAAATGCCAACGGCGTTGTGGTAGGCCAGAAGGTCGGCAGAGATCAACAGAAGCTCAACAACCTCTTTTGGGGCTACTTGACAGCGGAACAGTGGTCTGCCATGTTGCAGATTTTTGATAAGAACTTCTTTGTGACGGTCACTTATCCCGACATGGTGAACAACCGCTGGACAACCCGAAAGATGTACCCCGGTGACCGCACGGCGACCCCGTACCATCTTGACCCGAACACGGGGCTTCCTGCGGACTACATCAACTGCAAAGTCAACATCATTGACTGCGGCGAACCGTTTTAAGGAGGTGTAGCCGTGAAACAGGTAAGCAACGCTTACAAGCTGTCGATGAAATCTTTGCTCCGTGAGCAGTCCTTTGTGGAGATCACCTTCTCTCAAGTGGACACGGCAGCGGCAACAGACGGTAATTGGGTCAGCAACGGGGCGCAGAGCTATTCTGAGTTCGACACGCTGGACTACGGATATGATTATCAGGAGTCCTATGCAGCGTTGGAGCTGAACCGGTGGGCGCTGGACGGGAATACGGTCATCGTTCCTTCTTCCGGGACGATGTATGACGGCTTTGTTTCGAGCCACATGAGTAATGCTGAGGGCAAGTTTACCACCCCTGCGGTGCTGACTCGTGCTTTCAGCAATCCTCATACCTTCCCCGGTATCACCCTGACTTTTGACACTCGCTATCAGGAATGGCCTGACACCGTGACGGTTGATTTCTACCTGAATGGGACGGTGCTGGAAAGTCTGACCCTTCCCGTAGAGGGAACAGAGTTGGTCATCAACACGAAGGTCGCTTCTTGTGACAAGATCGTGTTGACAATGGGGAACACCCTTCCGTACCGCCGACCTCGGTTGCAACAGGTTCTCTACGGTGTGCAGAAGAAATTTGGAAATGATGACATTGTTTCCATCAAGGAGTCTCACGATGTAGACCCGCTCTCCCGCAGACTGCCGCAGGAAACCATGCAGTTCGTTCTTTTGGACTACGAACACAATTATGACCCGGATAACCCGAAAGGTATTTATGCCTATCTGGATAAGAAGTCACCAATTTCTCTCCGATACGGTTATATGCTTCCCATGGGCAAGGTCGAGTGGCTGAAAGCGGACAAGTATGTGCTGAACAGTAAACCGAAAGCTGCCAAAAATCAGGCCACCTTCACAGGAACAGGTCTGGTTGGAAGTCTGACCGGAACCTTTTACAAGAGCAAGCTCGGTTCCAAAAACTTCTATGACATGGCTGAGGAAGTGCTTTTGGACGCAGACCTGACGCTGACAGCGCAGGGTACGCACCCGTGGGTGATTGACCCAACCTTGAAGCAGATGTTCACTACGGCGGCGCTTCCCATTGACTCGCACATGAATTGTCTGCAACTGATCGCTCACGCCTGCCGCTGCCGCCTGTTTACAGACGATGACAATATCATTCACATCAAGCCCTTCGGCGTGACGGTGGTTGGTATTTACAGCGGCGTATGGGCGGATAACGGTCATCTGTGGTACAGCGAGTGGGACACTGTTGACCGTGGCAATAAGGTCGGTAACACCTATGCAGCATTGGAACTGAACCGCTGGACACTGGACGGTGGAAATCAGGTCATTGTCGAAGACACCGACCCCTCCGGCCGAGGGTTTATCAGTGAAGCGATGACTGCGGCAGATGGCACTTATACCACGAAGCCGACCTTCACCAAGACCTTTGATGTTTCTCACGACCTTCCCGTGTTGGCTCTCCGCTTTGATACCCCCTTGGACGAGTACCCCACCTCTATTCAGGTGAAGTATTATGCCGGGACGAAGCTGCTGGACACGCAGACTGTGAAGGGTATTACTTCTGCGGAGGTGTTTGTCAACAGCGAAGCGGCGATTGACTGTACCAAGATCGAGGTAACGATGGACGGTGGCCTGCCGTACCGCCGTATGCGGGTGAGCAAGCTCTACTACCGTGAAACAGACTTCACACTGGACTTTGACTCGATTGATAAGGACTCCCAATCCATCGCAAAGATCGACCAGCTTAAAGCGGTATCTGTCGCCAAGTATGCGTATACGGCGGCAAATGATACCACCAAACTTTTCGAGGGAACGACCACCGAAACTCAGCTTCATGTCGAGTTCTCTGGTCTTGCACAAGATGTTTCTATCTCTGTTTCTGGCGGCTCGTTGGTATCCTCCAACATTTACGCCAGAGCTGCGGATTTGGTGTTATCCTCCGGCACTAAAACCGTAGTTGTTACCGGCAAAACTCTGTCTGAGAACTCGGTGGTCGTTTCCTATCCCGTGGCTCTCGATGGAGAAATCGACAAGGAGGAAAACCCCCTTATCACCAACGATACGATGTGCGCCGCTCTTGCCGATCAGGTGAAAAAGTATCTGCAAATGCAGAACACCTATCAGACAAAATACCGTGGCAATCCTGAGTTGGAAGTGGGCGATGTGATTGGCTTGCAGACGCTCTACACCGATGAAATGGACGCATTGATCTTGGTGGACGAGATCACATTTAACGGCTCTCTGAGCGGAAAGTTGAAGGTGAAAGGTCTGATATGAGTATTATTGATAATCTCGTCTACGACCGCACACAAGCCGATGTAGACAGGGTTTTTACCCTGAAAAACAAAATCCTCACGGAAGGGCTTTCGAGCCTTTCCGCTGAGGAAAAGACCGAGTACATGGCTGGTATGAAGGGTGCTTACAATTACGGGGACATGAACCGTGTGGGGCAGGCGGTAGCCTATATCGCCAACCGCATGACTTCTCTCCCCGGACAGTTGGCGGCATACCGAGCGGAGAAAGGAGTCGCTGATGACCCGATCTACCAAGTTCCGTATGACCCTTCCTCGGTGGTGGTTGCGGCAAAGACGAATTGGGCGATGGGTGATACGACCACCCAATCTCTCGTGAAAGCCTACTTGAACAACCTGACGGTTCTCCGAAAGCAGCTCACGCTTCCCCCGGACGCACCGCTGGTTCCGAGCAGTCTGGACAATCTCACTTTTTCCACGGCAAACAACATTGAATATCTCCTGTATGTCATCGACACAACGCTGACCGAGGTGGAAACCGAGCTGTATTCCAAGATCGACCGCACGGTGGACGCTTTCGCCTATGTTGGTCTGTATAACTGCGGAGAGTAAGGAGGAAATTTCATGAAAGATACTGTCATCAAGGGCAACGGTAAGTCCCGTTCTATCAAGGCTCCTACCGATATGCCTGCAACCTTCGAGGAATGGCGCACACAGCTTCTCGCCGGAACCGCCACCCTCGACATTGGTCTGAACGCCGCAGGCTGTGATGTGGTCGGCACAGCCATGAGCAAGGCAAATCTGCTGTCTGACACCACCAAGTCGGCACTGGAACTGAGCGGCAGCGACCCCACGGTAAATGACGCTCTGTATGCCCTGAGCCAGAAGGGTTCTCCCGCAGAGGTGCGTGTCATCGCTGATACAGGCTCGACCGTCACCATGAGTAGGGGTGGCAAAACTCTGACAGGCAAGGTTGCTTCGACCGGCTATGCCACTCTGTACCCGACCGAGCTGGGTGACTGGACTATCGTGTTTACTTACAACGGTTCTCAGAAAACCAAGGTTTACACGCTGGAAGTCATCGGTATCGTGTATGTCTATCCCTTTGTAGTTGGCGCTACGCTGGAAGCTACCTCTTGGGACAACATCGCCGCTGTTTCCAAGTTCGGTCAGGCTCCGAACTACTGGAAGGTCGGTGACAAGAAGAACATTACTGTCAACGGCGTGACCTATGCGGCGCAGATCATCGGCTTTGACCACGACACTCTGACTACCGCAGATGGCGGTCGCACCAAGGCTGGTATCACCTTCCAGTTGGTCGATTGTTTGAACACGACCTATTCCATGAACGGCTCCAATACTAATGTGAACGGCTGGCGTGGTTCCACTATGCGTACCTCCACAATGGCAACGCTGCTGAACCAGCTTTCCTCTGACCTGAAAAGCGTGTTGAAGTTCGTCAACAAAGTGACCAGCAAGGGCAACAATCAGTCCGGTTTGGAAACCACTTCTGACAAGCTGTTCCTTCTGTCCGAGATCGAAGTCTTTGGTGCTACTCAGTATTCTTACGCTGGTGAGGGTAAGCAATACGAGTATTACACCGCTGGCAACAGCACTATTAAGAAGATCAATGGTTCTGCGAACTACTGGTGGGAGCGTTCTCCTATTTCCGGCAACACCAACATCTTCTGTTCGGTGAACAACAGCGGCAGCGCCACCATTGGCGACGCCAGCTACTCCTTTGGCGTGTCCTTCGGCTTCTGCGTTTAATCCCCGATTTCATCAACATCAATCCCGCCCCGTCAGGGGCGGTGTAAGAAAGGAATGTTGGCGTGTCAGTCATCAAAGCTATGCGTGGCGAAAGCTCCATGCAGTTCATTGAAACCGCCAGACGGTTAGAGCTTCACGCTTTCTCCGTCTGCACCAAGGCTCCTAAAAGATACGCACCGTTGCTGACAAACCGTATCTTCGAGCTGGCTTCCACGGTTCATGAGGAAGTCCGAGCGGCGAACAACATCTACCCACACAATCAGCATGAAGCGCAAATGCGGCGAGATCACCTGATTAACGCCAACATCGCCCTTCAAAATCTCAGCCCGAAGCTGACTTTGCTCTATGACGCTATTCTCCAAAACCCTGAAAAATGTCCGTGGATTGACCACGCTATGAAGGAATTTGGAGAGTACATCACGGACGAAGCACAGCTTATCTCCAAGGTTCGGAAAGCTGACCACGAGAGGTATAAAGACCTCCCTGCGTGAGTTTTTCATTGGGTCAAGCCCTGTAATTGTTACCGTTTCTGCGAACAACTGGTGGGAGCGTTCTCCTAATTCCGGCAACACCAACAACTTCTGTAATGTGAACAACAACGGCAACGCCAACAATAACAACGCCAGCAACTCCAATGGCGTGTCCTTCGGACTCTGCAACTTCGCATAGGTCAGTCGTAGTAACCCCTTTGGGCGAAATCAGTACCTTTTGCAGAGGGAGGGCTTGTTCCCGGCTACCAAGCCAAAACACCCCGTCCGATGTAGTCAGCCGGACGCTTCTTGCATGGTGAGCGATTGTACGGTAGCTCATTTCATGGCTGGTACTACAAGCAGTTAGAACCCGTACCCGACAATAAGACTGTACGGAGGGGAACCTTCTATGACAAGTGAAGAACGGAGAGAAGCCCGTTATCAGCGCAGGAAAGCCAAGCGGGACGAAGCTCGTCTGCGGCGAAGCAAAGAATGTGGTGATTTCGATGAAGTCTTTTCGTTCAGACACCTTTACCTTTCCGGGAAGAAATGCTGTAAGGGTGTCTACTGGAAAAACTCAACTCAGCGGTATATCGGCAATATCATTCCGATCATCGCAAAGACCCATCGGGAACTTCAAAACGGAACCTTCAAGCACCGTGGTTTTCACGCTTTCACCATCATGGAGCGAGGGAAGAAGCGGTATATCCGATCAGTCCATATCACGGAACGAGCGGTTCAAAAGTGTCTGTGTGACTACTGCTTAGTTCCCATCTATTCGGCCTGTTTCATCTATGACAACTCAGCCAGCTTGAAACACCGAGGTATGGACTTCGCCCTGCGCCGTATGACCTGTTATCTTCAACGGCATTACAGGAAGTACGGTCTGGAAGGAGGGGTTCTGCTTTACGATTTTCACAGCTTCTTTGACTCAGCTCCACACGAGCCGCTGTTCCGTGAAGCCGACCGCAGACTTCATGACCCGAAAATCAGGGAGCTTGCGAACAGCTTTATTACGGACTTCGGTTCTGTGGGCTTGGGTCTTGGCAGTCAGGTATCTCAGACAAACGCCCTCATGCTTCCCAATATGATTGACCACTATTTCAAAGAGGTCTGCCGTATCAAAGCCTATGAGCGATACATGGACGATGGTGTGGCAATCAGCCCTGACATTGATGACCTGTATCTCTGTATGGGCGGGTTAAAGATCATCTGCGAGAAGTGCGGTCTGGAATTGAACTTGAAGAAGACGAGGGTCATTCCTCTCAGAGATTATTACCGCTGGTTGAAAACGAGGTTCATCATCACACCGACCGGCAAGGTTGTTCGGAAGATGAACAAGGACTCAACAAAAATCGTTCGACACAAGCTCAGGGCTTTCCGAGGAAAGCTCGACCGGGGCGAAATGACCTTGGCTGACATTCGGTGTTCCGTGGACTCCTACAACGGTCACATGAAGCGAGGTCACAGCTTCAAGGTGCGGCAGCGCACCAATCAGTATTTCAAATCATTGTACGGGTTCTACCCGGACGAGAAAGGTTGGAAAAGCCATGTATAAAATCATCAAGAAGGACGCAGTTCTCGGCATTGTGAGCAATCTGACTTGGGTGCGTATGCAGGAAAACGGCTGCTACGGCCTGACGGTCGAGGACAATGCACAGGGTATCGCCTTGAACGGCACCGTGTACCATGTCAACGGACACCCCGAACTGGACGGTGCTGAAACGGTTTCGGTCGAAGAAGTGGACGATGGCGTTTACGCTTCCAGTCTGACCGCTCTGCTGACTGACCCGAACGACCTCCGTAATTCTGAGCAGTTCCGCAAGGCTGTTCAGATGTTCGCCAAAAGCCTTGACGAAGACTCTGCGATGATGATTGCAACCATCTACGACCCCTATCAGGTCGGTCATGCCTATGCTGTTGGTGACTATTTCACCTACGGTGTGAACGGTGTAGGCGACCCGCAGCTCTACAAGGTAGTACAGGCGCACACTTCCCAAGCAGATTGGAAGCCTGACACAACTCCCGCTCTCTACACTCCGATTGGCCTGACCCCCTCCGGCTACCCCGTGTGGACTCAGCCAACAGGCGCTCATGACGCTTACAACAAGGGTGACATCGTGAGCTACAACGACAAGCTGTACCGCAGTCTGATTGACGGAAATGTGTATTCCCCGGACGCTTATCCTGCTGGCTGGGAAGAATACACCGGCAAGTAAAAAGGGGGCAGGACATGAGTGACGCAATTCTGGTCGCTATTATCACGGGTGGTCTGAGCCTGCTTGGTATCATCTACTCGTCTGGCAAGTCTGCCAGTAAGGTTGACGCAAAACTGGACAAGCAGCAGGCGGTCATCGAAACCAAGTTGAACGAACTGACCCGTGAAGTGCGGGAACACAACAATTTTGCAAGGCGTGTACCTGTGGTTGAAGAACAAATCAAGGTCATCAACCATCGTATCGAGGACTTGGAGGGCTTTCACAAGCCTGCATGACCCGAAAGTAAGGTGATAAAGGTGAGTAATCGGGTCAAAATCCCTATAACTTTCTCTTAGTATGCGTGTATAAGAGGGAGTTTATAGGAAAAACGCCCGATTACTCACCTAACTCACCTAAATTAAAAATTGGAGGTAAAAATTATGCTCGAAACCATTTTGCACAACCTGACGAACATTGGCTGGGCGATGCTGATTTTTCTGTGTGCCTACCTTTCCAATGTATCCTTTTCTCTGTATTACAACATCAAAATCTTGCTGGAACCGTTCAGCAAGGAAAAGCTGATAAACTCAGGCTTGAAGATCGCCGCTTTTGTCTGCGGTCTGACCCTGCTGTGTGTGGCTATTACCACGCTGCCGCTGTTTGCGGATATGGTCGGGTGGGAAATTCCGGCTGAGTATGTGGATATTTTCAGTAATTTGGTGATTATTGGTGCGGTACTCATGGTGTCCTGTAAGTACATCACAGAAGCATTTACGAAATTCAAGGCCATTTTGGACGCTACCAAGGAGGATAAGAGCTATGATGAAGTCAAGTGAACTGGTCGCCAAGGTCGTTGATATTGCCAAACACTACAAGACCCTGTATGTCATGGGCTGTTTTGGTGCGCCGCTGACCGACACAAACAAGTCTCGGTATATCAAGAACCACCCCTACAACATGGCGGCAGCTCGTACCTCTATGATTATGGCGGCGACCCCTGACACCTTCGGCTTTGACTGTGTGAACCTTATCAAAGCCGTGCTGTGGGGCTGGACTGGTGATAAAACCAAGTCCCACGGCGGCGCAAAATACGCCACCAACGGCGTACCTGACGAGGGCGCTGACACCATGATTAAGAGGTGCAAGGACGCTACGGCTTCCGGGTGGGATAAGGTTGACCCCGGCGAAGTGGTATGGACTACGGGACACATCGGCGTGTATATCGGAAATGGTCTGGCGGTCGAGTGTTCCCCTCGTTGGGCGAATAATGTGCAGATCACCGCTGTCGGTAACATCGGGAAGAAGAACGGGTACAATACCCGTATGTGGAAGAAGCACGGACACCTCCCCTATGTGACCTACGACAAAACCGTGACTCCCGCACAGCCCGAAACGGTCAAGCCCGTTCCTACCACCGAGGTCAAGGCGAAGGGTGTTGCACGGTCTTTCAATAAGGCTGTGGCAGGCACTTACACCGTGACCGCTGGTGCTGGCCTGAATGTCCGTGACGCTGCCGGGACGGACAGTAGAGTGTTGGTGACAATCCCCAAGGGAACCACCGTCAAGAACTACGGCTACTACACTGTCGTAAACGGCGTTAAATGGCTCTATGTGGCTTTCTCGCACAAGAGGGTAAATTATACTGGCTTCGTGCATGAACGCTTCCTGAGCCGCTGAGAGGGCTTCCTATGGGTGGTAAACGAGTGCAACCTAAGCCGAAGAAGAAAAGAATGAGAAAGCGCACGAAGTTCACGATCTTGTCCATCTTCAATCTGACTTGGTACGCCGTTGTGGTTCTGATTTTGAACGCCTGCGGTCATACGGTTGACACAGAATTGACAGTCGGCTGGTTTGCGGCTTGGACTGTTGAACTCGCCATTCTGTACGGCATTAAGGTCAAGTCAAAAGAAACCTCAGACGAGGACGCTCAGGGGTGAGAAAATGCAAGTGCTGAAAGAAATCACGCTCGACAAGGTTATCAATCTCTACGAGGGTCAAGTCGTTCACGACAAGAAGCAGCTCATTGAATGGGACGATCATCGCCGCACTCCACTCTATGAGCTGAAAGAACGAACGCTGGCTCAGGACAAGATGATCTTGGGTGCGCTGAAATGCGCCAGAGCGAACGGGTATTCCGGCGAAGAATAAAAGAAGACACTCCCTACCGATTAAGGTAAGGAGTGTCTTTTAGTTTGAACGAACACCGTTCCCCACACAATGTAGGGTTCGGATATGCGCTCAATGGTACGCTCAGACTCCCCAAAATCGAACCCTGTCGCTTCTTCGGCGGCGGGGTTCTTTTCTACCCGGAAAGTCTTGGCTTTGCAAGATGTTAGGTTATATGCGGTAGTGATCTTATACCCGTCAGGTTCGTCCCACACTGTAACGGAGTTGACGAGTAGATCAATGAGCCGTCTGCGGAAATCTTCGTCTTCGATGTTTCCATGTTTAAACTGGCTCAACCAGAATACAATTTGGTCACGGTCAATCCGATAGACGAATTTTTCCTCAGCTTTGATTTCTTTGTTGAGTGTTTTCTTCTCATGTTCGAGCTGGACAAGTCGGTTCATCAATGTTTCGGAAGCAATACCCTTTTCAATGGCAGCGGTGATATTCATGATTGATTTTTCAACTTCTGATAACTGAGCGGTCAACTGCGGAATGTGAGTGTCGTTTATCAAATCCTGTTCACTCTGTCGAATTGCCATGTCTGCAATTTCATCAATGAGTTGATCGGTCAAAAGGTTGAGAGCGTCACGGGCTACTATCCCTTCGATATAATCTTTTTTCAAAGGCCGCTTGTCACACCCAAGTTTTCTCTTTTTGGTGTAACAGGAATAGTAGTGGTAGACCTTGCCATGTCTACCGGCTCCGCTTTCACCGTTCATAGAAGCCCCACAATGACCGCAGAACAGCTTTCCAGACAAGAGGTAATCTACCTTAGCCTTGCCTCTTGCCGGGGCTGTGGCGGTCTTAGAAAGCCGCCGCTGTACCGTTTCAAACAGCTCCTTATCAATGATGGCGGGAATACCATTTTCAATGACAATATCCTTGTAGGTATAAGTGCCGATATAGCGAGTATTACGGAACATGGCCTTAAAGCTACTGCGGTTGAACTCCGTGTTTTTGGCGGTCTTATATCCGGCAGAGTTAAACTTTCTGCAAATATCAGCTACGCTTTCGCCGTTGGCGTAAAGAGAGAACGCTTCTTGAACGATGTGAGCGGTGTCAGGGTCAACGACCAGCTTGTGATTTTCCACCTTGTACCCAAGGGGAATATGACCGCCTACACTGTGGCACTTCAAGGCAGACTCACGCATACCTCTCGTGACCTTCTGTGACAGCTCGGCAGAGAAAAACTCAGCCATACCCTCTAACACGGACTCCAAGATGATACTCTCAGGGCTGTCGGTAAGGTGTTCTGTGGCGGAGAGGACTTTCACGCCGTTCTTCCGCAGACGCATTTTCATAATTGCGCTATCGTTGCGGTTACGAGCAAAACGGTCGAGCTTCCAGACGATGACATATTCCCAATTCTGCTTTGCGCTATCCGCAACCATTTCCATGAGGTGAACCCGCTTTTCCACATCTTTGCGAGCGGTCGTTGCTCGGTCAACATAGATTGCTACAATGCGGTAGTGGTTTGCTTTACAGAAGGCACGGCAGTCACGAAGTTGCCCTTCAATGGATTGATCACTTTGACCTGTGGAGCTATACCGAAGATAGAGAGCAACTTCTTGATCGCCGTTATAAAGCGTATATGGGTCTTCCTGAAATTGAGAGATTTCTTCCTCTGTCAGACAGGAGAGGTCGATTGGAAATTTTTTCATGCAAATCTCCTTTTTAGCTCCATGACTCTACCGACAAAGCGCAATCGTCCAATTTCAACACCGCCAAAAACACGGGGAGGATAGTGTGGGTTAAAAGAACGAAGGGTCACAGTATCTTCATCAATACTGATTTTCTTAACAAAACCTTCTTCGTCATCAACAATGACAACCATAAGAGTATCTGTTTCGGGAGGTGTATCCTTTTTAACCAGCACTAAATCGTGATCGTCTAAGACTGGCGACATACTATCTCCGTCAACTTGTAACCAGAAACAATCATCACAGTCATATTCGGGGTCAACTTGTTCATATCCCAATGCTTCTTGCTGAGCGATGACACCTTTTCCTGCGGACGCATGACCGAAAATAGGTCGCTTGCAATTCTTTTCATAAGGTTCGGTGGTCAAACCAACAGAGGACAAGTGAAAGAGAGGGTCGTCAGTTTCGCCTTTCAAATAGTCAGCCGTTGTTCCAAGATTGATAGCAAGAGTTTTTAAGTCTTCATCTGAAATCATGCGGTCAGGCTTTTTATCTACATCGTTCAAATAATACTTGGGGCGGTTGATAAGTTTGCAAATATAGGTGACACTTTTCCCTTGTTGTTTGGCTAAATCTCTAATACGGCTTGTGTTCATAAGTACCTCCTTCAAAAATATCCTACTTTTTTAGGATTTACTATTGACAATCCTACAAAGGTAGGATATACTTTGGATTGTGAACAAGAGATTTTGACAACAAAAACCCGACCCCCGAAAGGTTTTCTTTTTTCGGCGGTTGCTGTGGTCAATGGTTTAATTGTCTGGCAAGTAAATTGTACCATTACGCCCACTGGTTGTCAATAAATATTGTTCTCAATTCAAAGAAAGGAGAGGTTTTGTGAAAGAGCGTGAGAAAATTCGCTATCGCCTGAGCGTCAATCACCTGTCGTTTGCATGGCTGATTGATATGCTCCGAAAGCGGGGTATTGAAACGAACGGCCCTGTCCTGAGTGCAATTCTCGCAGGAACTCGTAACGGCCCTTCTGTGGACAAGATCATCGCTGAGTCTATCGACATTCTGGACTGGTACGAGCGGCAGATCGGCGGTGTATCATGAGCGACAGTGCATTTGCCCCGGAAGTGCGAGGACAGGCCAAAGCGTTCAGCTCACTCCTTGCTCGATCTGTCCGAGAGTTTTTCAAGGACGAAACGAACCGCAAGCAGTTCGAGAGCTGGTACGAGCAGAAGTACGGAACACCGTATCAATGGAAACCTATGGTTTGGGGGAACAGATAATGAAAAAGGTATTTGGAGTATTGGCATTTTTCTCGTTTTTCTACCTGTTGGGTGTAGTTGGTGCGGTAGAGCAAGACACGATGACTCTTGGCGCAGGCATGGTTCGCATGGGTATCGGCCTTAGCTGTTTCTGGCTGTTCTGTGAGCTGTCTGGTGCGTTTTATCCCGCCCCGCCGAGAAAAAGAAAGAGCCGCTGACGGAACTGGTACTTCCATCAACGGCAAGCGTAAAAGCTCAATCTGATTATATCAGAACCTATCACTTTGTAAAGGAGAACTTTATGAATAGCACGATTGCGAAACTCGCTGACGAGTTCGAGAAGATGGAGAAAACCATCGCTTCTCAGAAGAAGATGATCGAAACCCTTATGCCTATGGGCTATGTGGATACCGATACCGTCAAACTTCACCTTAATTCTGTGTATGGTGTCATGTTCGGCGGTCGCCCCTCTCCGAAGCGCTATAAGCTGGAAGACTGTTCTTGGGACGAGATCAATATGTATTCTTCCATCGGCCTTGCTGACAAGGTGTTCGAGGTCGGTGACACCAAGAAATTCCGTCTGGCTGATGGCTCTTACCTGACTGCCCGTATCATCGGGTTCAACCATGACTACGCTGAGGACGGAAGTCTGACCCACATCACCTTTGAAACCGTGGAAACCATTGACGGTGACATTCCCATGAATGAGAAGTCTACCAACGAGGGCGGCTGGGACGCTTCCTATCTCCGTGCTAAGCTCAACGGTAACTTCTTCGAGAAGCAGCTTCCCGCTGATCTGAAAGCGGTCATCAAGCCTGTTGTGAAAATCACTGCCAAGAGCGGTAAGAACGAAATGCTGGTTCCTTCCGTTGACAAGCTGTTCGTTCTTTCTGAGCAGGAGGTCTTCGGTCGCAAGATTTATTCCTGCGGCGGTGAGGGTAAGTGGTATGAGTGGTATAAGCGAGAGAACACGCCCTATGGAAAGTGCAAGCAGAATGGTGAGAGGGATTGGAGGTGGGAGCGTTCTCCTCGTTCCGGCTACACCAACACCTTCTGTTATGTGAACAGCTACGGCACCGCCAACTGTAACTACGCCAGCAACTCCTTTGGCGTGTCCTTCGGCTTCTGCATTTGATCGGGTATCTCGTAAATCCCGCCCCGTTAGGGGCGGTGAAAGGAGTGAAAACATGAATGTCAATCGCAAGGTTGGCACTGGCTTTGAAAGAGACTTATGTCTGAGTCTGTCGGGTTGTGGCTTTTGGGCG